GAGAGGCGGGAGAATGGAAAGAGAAACATATAGAAGTGAAGCTGGAGTACAAATGCATCATAAGGGGTATAGAGCAAATGCAAATGAAGAAGTAAATTCAACAGTTGAACAAGCAATTCAAGCACTTGATGAAGTTAGCAAAAAAACTTTAGGTAGTTATGTTAAAAAAGCATCTACAGAAATAGGAACCAGTGCAATTAAAGGTGACTATAAGAAGATGCAGAAGAGACATAAAGGTGTATTAGATGCAAGTGATAAACTTACAAAGGAAGAAGTTGTAAATGAAAAGAAAATGGTCAAAGTTAAAATTAAAGATCCATCAAAAATCAAAGTTAAAGTAACTGATATAGGAGCTGGTGGAAAAGAATATGTAAGAAAAAATGAAATGGATGAAGGACAATCTTATGGTTTATACAGAGGATCTGGTAAACCAAAAGGTGCAATGAAAGATTTTCTTGATAAGAGAGCAAAAAAATTAGAGGCAGAAAAGAAAAAACAAAAACCAGAATATAAAAATAATCCTGCATTCGGTGATCCATCACATCATTCAAATGCTAAGAATAGAACTGAAGAGTTTGTAAGTGAAAGAAGAGGATCTGATGTTGAAACTTTAAAGCAGAACAGAGAAAAAGCAGCTGAAACAATTAAACAAATACCAAGTAAAATTAAAAAAATTCCTAGTAAGATTAAAGCAATTCCTGGAAAAGTTGTTGATTCTGCAAAAAAGAAAGTTGTTGATAGTATAAAAAATCAAGTTGGTGATGTAGCAGGAGGAATCCAAGATACAATTAGCAGAACAGGAAGTAGAGCAACAGGAGCAGTTACAGATGCAATTTCTGCTGCAGGCAAAGGAATTGGAAATAATATAGTCAAAGCAGGATTAGGTGGTGCAGCAATTCTTGGAACAGCAGCACTTGCATCAAAAGCACTCGAAAGAAGAAAAGAAAAGAAAGAAAAAGAAAAATTAAAACCAGTTGGAATGAAAGAGCAAATGTCATTTCAACAGTTTCAAGAAAAGTGTTGGGCAGGTTATGAGAAAAAAGGTATGAAGACAATGTTCGGAAAGAGGTATCCAAACTGCGTTAAGAAGAAAAAATGAGAAAC